CTGAACCCCACGGCGGTGCTCACCCAACAGGCGTACGACAGCCGGGTGCTGGTCCTGGACGCGATCACTGGCGCCGAGGGCGGCATGGGAGCAGTACGATTCATCCGGGAGCGGCTGAAACCGTTGATCACGAACAAGTACATGGGGCGTGAGGTGATCATCATCATCGACCCCGCGGCGTTCCAGCGGGCGCAGACAGATGAGCGATCCGTGGCGGATGTGTTCCGGGCAGAAGGGTTCGTGGTCAAGGCGGCCAGGACCAACTCCATCTCCGCGCGTCTCTCGGCTGGGGAGAACATAATGACCCGAACGGTGGAGGGGAAGCCCGCACTGCTGATTGACCCCGCATGCACGGCGCTGATTACGGCGCTGCGCAGCAAGTACCGCTACCGGATGAATACCAAGGGCGAGCTGGACGACAAACCGGAGAAACTCCACCCATGGTCGGACTACGTCGACAGCCTGCTTTATGCTGCACTGCAACATGACAATGGCACGACGTTCGGCAGCAAGCTTCTGGCGCACCGACGTGAAGTCAAGAAGGCACCATTTCGTTGGGCGGCGGCCTGATGTGGTAACATGTCAGCACTTTGAAGTCTCTCCTGTGGTGGGCCTTGCTCCCCCCATGGATCACCTTGATCCTGGGGGGACTTTTTTCGTCCATATCTGCTTATGTGTTAGCATGTACGGTACTTGCAAGTAACCCGGAAGGCCTACACCATGCCTGGACTTAACCTGAATGGCATCATGCCCGTACAAAGCCTGGCACAGCTCCTGGCGGACCGTACGAATGCCGCCTCGTTGCGGCAGCACACCCCCCTCATGCAGTCCTTGGCCAGCCACGTCAGGAAGTGTTGGGACGCGGCCTACCGGGCGAAGATGCAGACGGTGGACCAGCGGCTGCTGCGGAACCTGCGGCAGCGTCGCGGGGAGTACGAGCCCGAGATGATCGCCGACATCAGGGCGCAGGGTGGGTCCGAGATTTTTATGTCGATCACGTCCAACAAATGCCGGGCGGCGTCGGCATGGTTGCGGGACACACTGATGGGGGCCAAGGACGAGAAACCCTGGTCGATACGCCCCACTCCCCTCCCGGACCTGCCGCCGAACCTGAAGCAGGTGGTGTTCGATGAAGCGAACCAGCGGGTCATGTCGATTGAGCAGCTGGAAGGGCGGGTGATCAGCTACCAGGAAGCGTACGAACTGATCCAGCAGGTGAAGTCTCAGCGCCTGGTGGAGATGCGCGAGATGGCCAAGGAAGCGGCCGGGCGCATGGAAGACGCGATGGAAGACCAGATGCTTCAGGGCGAGTGGCGGGAGGTGTTCTCCTCGTTCCTGGACGACCTGGTGACGTTCCCTGCGGCCATGCTCAAAGGGCCGGTACTGCGCCGCCGGCCGCAGATGGTGTGGAAGGACGCGGGGGACGGGACGTTCGAACCTGTGGTTACGGAAGAGGTGACTCCGACCTGGGCGCGCGTCGATCCGTTCAACGCCTACCCGGCGCCGGGGAGCACCCACCCGAACGATGGGTTCTTCATCGAGCGGCACCGGCTGTCCAGGGTGTCATTGACGGAGCTGCAGGGGGTGGATGGGTACGATGACGACGCGATAGCCGCGGTGCTGGACGAGTATGGCCGTGGCGGGCTGCGGGACTGGCTGTACATCGACTCGGCAAAGGCACAGGCGGAAGGGAAGTCAATTTCCGCGGTCATGGACAACGTCGAAGGGGACATTGACGCGCTGCAGTACTGGGGAGCTGTGCAGGGCCGGGCGCTCGCCGAGTGGGGGATGGACGATACGGACCTTGACCCGGTGAAGGAGTACCACTGTGAGGTGTGGCTGATCGGGCGCTGGGTGATCAAGGCGATCCTCAACTATGACCCGTTCCACCGCAAGCCGTACTTCAAGGCGAGCTTCGAGGAAGTGCCCGGCAGCTTCTGGGGCAATGGCGTGCCTGACCTGATGCGCGATTGCCAGAGCATGTGCAACTACGCCGCGCGGTCCATCGCGGACAACATGGGCCTGGCGTCCGGCCCGCAGATCGCCATCAACACCGACCGCCTGGTTCCCGGCGAAGACCTCACGGAGATGTTCCCGCGCAAATTGTGGCAGATGGTGTCGGACCCGATGGGCAGCACGGCGCCGCCGATTGACTTTTTCCAGCCACAGAGCATTTCCGGCGAACTGATCGCCATCTTCGACAAGTTCGCTGCGCGGGCGGATGAGGACACAGGAATCCCGCGCTACATCACCGGGGACAATGCGGGGATTGGTGGGGCCGGGCGGACGGCGAGCGGCATGAGCATGCTGATGGGCAACGCGGGCAAGACGATCAAGCAGGTGATCTTCAACATCGACACACACGTGCTGCAGCCCGCGGTGGAACGTTTGTACGTACACAACATGATGTACAGCGACGACCCGGACCTGAAGGGCGACGTTTCCGTTGTTGCGGTGGGTGCTGAGGGGCTGGTGGTCAAGGATGCGGCGCAGACGCGCAGGTCAGAGTTCTTGCAGCTGGTCCTGTCCAACGAGAGGGCTCAGAACATCGTCGGAGACAAGGGCATCGCTGCGCTGTTGCACGAGCAGGCAAAAACGCTGGATATGGACGCGGATGAAATCGTGCCAGACGAGGAGACGCTGCTTCTCCAGCAGGTTGAGCAGCAAGCCCAACCGGTGCAACAGGCCCAACAGCTACAGCCCCAGGGAGGTACCATGGGCGGCGGGCGGCGGCGGGCGGTACAACCCAGCGGGCAGGCCCTGATGACGGGAGAACCGACTACTGACACCATGGGAGCCCCAGCATGAACACCAGAGACGCAGCAGCAGAGATTGTGTCCATCGCCTTTCTGTCGAGGGAACAGGCGCACCGGGAACACCTGCGTACCCGGTCGTACGCCGCCCATGTGGCGCTCCAGGAGTTCTATGAGGCTGTGGTGGAGAAGGCCGACGCATTCGCTGAGGTGTATCAGGGCACGTATGGGGCGCTTGGGGACGTGCCATACGGGCAGGCAGCCAAAGGGAAGATCGACGAGGTGCTGGAGACCCATCTGGAAAGTATCGAGGACGCCCGCAAGACCTTCGGGGCATCGCCTTGTGATCGTCCGCTGGACAACCTGTTAGACGAGCTGAGTGCATTGTATGCGCGCACACTGTTCAAGTTGCGCCGGCTGGCTTGACAACTTGCTTACAACTAAGTACATTGGCTTACCACAAACAACCCCAACTTCATGAGGAAACCTTCCATGGCCGGTAACCCGTTTGCAAAGTCAGCCCCCGCCGCAAAGAAGACGGGGAAGGCACCGTTTCCGGCTGTGAAGGCTGCCCCAAAGGGACTGCCGACGGCGCCCGCGGGCATGCCCAGCGGGTTCAAGAAGGGCGGGGCAGTGAAGGCCAAGCGTGGCTGTTGACCGCGCTCTGATCGGCAACCTGCTGCAGCTGCGGAACTTCTCGGAGTTTGCACCGTTCCGCCGATGGTTGGATGAGCAACGCGACTTTTGGCGCGACGCTCTGGAGACCCAACGAGATAGCGACACCCTGCGGCAGGCTCAAGGCCGGGCGCAGGCGTACAAAGAAATTCTGGACCTGCTGGACCAGGCGGAAGCCATGGCAGAGAAGGAACGGGGGAAACCCCAGAGAGTGGTTGGGATGCTCCAGAAGGTCCCTACCCCCAGACAACCGCAGCACCAGTAGCCCGTAGCGTGTAGCGAATACCTGGCAGGGTGACCTGCTAACTCGGAGCACGTAGTCGGCACTAAGAGGAAACTTTTATGAGTGGTTTGCCCACCGCAATTCAGGCACAGCTTGACCAAGCAGCAGAAATCGAGGCACAGGTTTATGGCACTCCGGCTCCTGACACAGGGAACCCCGTTGATGTAGCCCCCGTCCCCACTACTGCCGCACAGCCGCCGGAGGTCGCGCAACCCACTCAGGTAACCAGCCCGTCATCGGACCTGGAGCATCGGTTCAAGGTCCTGCAAGGGAAGTACAACGCGGAAACGCCGCGGCTTCATGCGCAGGTTCGAGAGCTGTCGGAGAAATTGGAGCAAGCCGTTTTAGCGCTGCAAGCCAAAGCCGACGCACCGAAGCAACCGGAGCCCAAGCTGGTTACTGATGCCGACGTTGAGGCGTACGGCGTGGATTTGGTGGACATGATGCGCCGAGTGGTTCAGGACGAGTTCAAAGGGCTCGCTCAGCAACTTGCCGCAGACATGGACAAGCGGTATGCACCCGTGGCGGAGCAGGTACAGCGCCAGGAGCAGCGGATTGTGCAGTCGGACGAGGAGAAGTTTTGGGGCAAGGTATGCGCTCCGGACGCCGCGCCTGATTTTGCAGCAGTGAATGGTGACCCGAAGTGGTTCGAGTTCCTGGACACCCGCGCTCCCGGTACGAGCTTTACCCGTCGCGAACTGGCAGAAGAGGCGCTTCGCCGACTGGACGCTCCGGCGCTCATCGAGCAAGTGGCCGAGTTCAAAGCTACGCAAGGGATCGTTCCCGAGCCAGTGCTGGAGGTGCCAAAACCGCAACCCAAACCCACCCGGCCGAGCCTCAACAGTCAAGTGGCTCCAAGTAGCAGCAGAGCAACCGCGCCAACCCCAGCGACCACCGGAAAAATCTGGACCAGCGCTGAGTATGCCGCCGCCATGGATCACCGCCGCATGCAGACCGTGTCTCGGGAAGAGTACGAAGCAGGCGTGGCAGATGCAGACCTGGCGCTTGCCGAAGGGCGAGTGGCGTTTTGATGATGCTTGGAGCGTAGCCCAAATTCGTTCTACATGTGAATAGGAGTAGTAAATGTCAACAGTTACCGCGGGCGTAACACTTCCTGTAGCCGCCCCCTACAACACCAACCCGGCGTATTCCGGTACGTTTATCCCGACCATCTGGTCGAGCAAACTGAATTGACAGAGTGAGAGTTGCGTTCAGTATAAATTGGTTCTAAATAACGGGAACGCAGGGCTGAGGTCCTGATAACCCGCGGGAAGTGCATAAATCTCAGGAGCACCTATGGGTAGGCTGAGTGAAAAGTATGTTGCAGGTTTTTTGGACGCCGATGGTTGTATTAGGTTGGTGTTGTTTAGGACTAACAGACCAGCGATGGCACTGGAGTTCTCCCAAAAAACTTGCCAAGATGAAGTTCTGTCACTGATCCAGAGAGATTATGGCGGAAATATCTCTTATGAAGTTAAGGGTAACGGCGAAAGTTATTCTAAGCTGCGTATTGCAGGTAAGTCCGCGTCACTTGTCTTGAGCAGGATTAAGCAGCACCTCGTAATCAAGAGGCACTATGCTGAGGTATGTATGGACTTGTATTCCAGGGAGATTGCTCCAGGGGAGTACGAGAAAGTGCGGGAGTATTTGAAAATCCAGCGGAAGCAGAAGTCTCTACCGCTGCCAAATTTTCCTCCGAGGAAGTGGCTGGCTGGATACCTTGATGGCGATGGCTGCTTTAGCGTTACGGGACTGCGAAAGCCTTTTGGCCAAGCACAGATGGTTCTCCATGTCGCTGCATCAGACTTTGATACAGAGGGCATTGAAATTATCCATAAAGTGTTTGGTGGGGCGATACACGAAATGTGTGACGGGAGAGTGCGGCAGTTAGTTGTGTCGTTCTCTGCAAAAAGTAAGGTAGAAGAAGTGTTATCTTACTGTGCTGACCACATGATCGTAAAACGCAGCCAGGCGGAATTTCTCTTGAGGTGTGCGGCGATGGGACATTTCCGAGATGGAAAAAACATCAAGGCCGCGATGGCGCACCTGAAAGCACACCCTCACAGACTGAATGAACCAAAGCCAAACATTGATGCGCTGGTAAAGACCGTACAGGACTTACCACCGAACGAACGTAGTCGTGAAGACTATTCTCGGGCGTCGTATAAAGCGCATGCAACCCGTAGGGCTAAGCGACAGTCGGACCTATTACTAGAGCGTCGTGTATCTAGTAGTTAAAGTCAGCGAAATTTTACACGGCGAGCACGTTTGCTTCCATCAGCAACACGAACTGGGAAGGAGAAATCAGCGGCATCGGCGACAAGGTGATTATCAACAACATCCCCGACATCGCGATCAGCACGTACGTCCCCGGCGCCGGCCTGCAGTATCAGGTCCCGGTCCCGAACACCATCGAGCTGCAGATCGACCAGGGCAAGTATTACGCCTTCCAGGTCAATGACCTGCTGGAGATGCAGAGCAAGCCGAAGCTGCTGGACATGTTCAGCAATGACGCTGGCATGCAGATGAAAGTGGCGGTCGACTCCGAGTGTTTCTTCAATACCTTCACCGGTGCGGCCACGGCCAACAAGGGCGCAACGGCAGGTGCGCGTTCGGGTTCATACAACCTGGGCACCGTCACGGCGCCGGTTCAGTTCAATGCCAGCGCCACATCGGCTATTTCGCTGATCACGTCGCTGGCGTCCGCGCTGGACGAACAAAACATCCCGGAAACGGAGCGGTTTTTGCTCATTGACCCGGTGTCGCGTCAGGCGCTGATGAACAGCAATTTGCAGCAGGCATACCTGACGGGCGACGACAAGTCTATCCTGCGTAACGGCAAGATCGGCGGCATTGACCGGTTCGAGGTATACGTCACCAACAACCTGCCCCGCGGCGCGGCGTCGGGAACGACCTGGACCTCCGGTGATGGGTCGCAGACCTCTGCCGCTGGTGGCACGTTTGCCCAGAAGTCGCGGGTGATCTTGGCCGGGCACAAGTCGGCAATCACCTTTGCCTCGCAGTTCACCAAGACTGAGACGGTGCGCAACCCCAACGACTTCGGCGACTTCGTTCGCGGAGTCAACGTGTATGGCCGCAAGGTCATCAAACCTGAATCGCTGGCCCTGGCCATCGTGTACTAAGGAGATACGACCATGCTCGGTATCAACATGTATGTTGCTCCGCCAACGACGAAGGGGGGTACCGATGGTGCCCTGACCATCACCGCGGCGGGCACCACGCTAGCTACAGCTACTCCACTGAACTCCAACCTGAACGTCGTCACCACGGCGGCCGCTTCCACTGGTGTATCCCTGCCGGCTAACGCTCAGCCGGGGGAAGTCGTGTTTGTGTACAACGCCGGAGCTAATGCGCTGGCTGTGTATCCGGCTACGGCTGCAGGGACCATCGCCGGCGGCTCCGCCGGTGCCGCAGTGTCCTTGGCCGTCACGAACATCAAGACCAAGAACTCGATGTTTATCTGCGTCGGTTCGGACGTTTGGATGCAGTACGTCAGCGCCTAAGTAGCACGAGGCCAAACGGGGCTTAGGCCCTGTTTTCGTATGGATGAGAAGAGGGAAGAACTATGGGCTGGACGTGGGAATTGGTGGTTAGCGCGTTGGGGGATGATGCACAGATCGTGCCTGGTGGGGTGATCAAGCATCACTTCGACGTAGCAAGTGGGACGCAGCGCAATGTGCTCGTCGCCGAACTGCTAAACGGTGTGGTTTCCGTTACGGATGAAGGCCTGGCGATTCTGGGCGAGTGCGTTACCCCCGGCGTGAAGCGGGAAGGCGGTGTGGGCACCGTACCAGCGGCCCGCAAGCGCCGTACGAAGGCCGAGATTGCTGCCGCACAGGCTGAGCTTGACGCTGCCCAGGCGGAGCTTGCTGCAACACCAGCAGAGGACGGCCAGGACGAAGAAAACCTGGAACTCGATCTGAACGTGGAGGACCTGGACCTTTCGGACGACGCATAACGGCGAGAAGAGGCTAACACTAATGCCTGATAAAGACCCGTCCGCGTGGACCTGGGCGACATGGTTGCTGGCCCTGGGTATGGGTTTCAGTGGCGGAGTCGTGCACTGGTGGGCACGCATGAAAGCTCGGCAACCAAGGGTTTTTTCCTTGATGGAGCTTGTGGGTGAGATGTTCACGAGTGGTTTTGTCGGCGTGGGAGTTTTTATGCTGCTCAATACATGGGAACAACCGCCAGGACTGTGTGCCGCGGCAGCCGGTATGGGGGGGCACATGGGGGCAAGGCTCCTCTTTATGCTTGAGCGATCTGCCGAAGCTAAGCTGCAAAAGTACTTCGGGGATAGCGTATGAAGATCAATATCAGAAAAGGCTCAACTTTCTGCTGGACGCTACGCCCGGAGACGGCTTTGCAGCGGTACATCCCGATCACCGCCATCACGATGACCGAGACCGGCGTGCGCATCACTGCTGCCGCACATGGGATGGTCGAAGGGTGGCGGTGCCGCGTGACCCGGTGCAAGGGCCTGACGCGGCTCAACACGGCCGATGAGGACCATCCGCGAGCGTCTGACTATTTCCAAGTGACCGTGGTCGACGCGGACACAGTCGAAATCAACACGCAGAACACCACGGGGGACAAGGCTTACACGGGCGGCGGCATCCTGCAGTACGGCGTGCCGATGGACCTGACAGGATGCGTGGTGCGCGCGCAGATTCGCCCCACTGCCAGGTCCGATACTGTGATGCTTGACCTTGCGCCATACATCACGGTCGACGCGGCCAATTTCCGAATTGATTTCGATGTTCCTGCCAGCGAAACGTCTTTGCTTGCCGGCAGCGGCGGCGTGCTTGGCGTAGAGATCGAGGATTCGGCTCCTGTGGCTTTGGTGCTCTCCTTGCCGGCGATCCCAGTACTGTTCGATCCGGAGATTCCGCGATGAGTGACGTAACAATTGTCTCGACAACCGCAGATGTGACGGTGCTGTCAGTCAATCGCGAGGTAACGTTCGTCCAAGTCGGTGTGCAGGGGCCTGCCGGCCCGTCTGCTCACGGCGAGCTATCCGGTCTGGATGACGATGATCATCCGCAGTATCACAACAACGCTCGTGGGGATGCCCGATACGCGCCACTGGCCCACGCTTACGACACAGACAACCCGCACGAAGTAACGTCGGCACAAGTCGGCGCGGACGCGTCTGGAACGGCTGCGTCGGCCGTATCCGCGCACGCTGGCGGAACTGGAGTGCACGACATTTCCGGAGTGACCGGGCTGCAAACTGTACTCGATGGGAAGTCTCCAACGTCGCATGACCATTCCAGCGGGAACGGCGTTCCTGTCGCGTATGCCAACCTTTCCGGAAAGCCAACACTCGGAACAGCGGCGGCGCTTGACGTTGGAACGACGGCGAACAAGGTTGTCCAGTTGGACGGCGCGGCGAAACTTCCGGCAATTGATGGGTCGCAACTGACTCATCTTCCATCGGTCGGGGTGATCACCATCCACGACCAACTGTCCGGACTGGCAAGTGACGATCACCTTCAATATCACACGGACGGAAGAGGGGATGCCCGATATTCACCGCTTGCCCACGCCAGCAACACGTCCAACCCGCACTCTGTAACGGCAGGGCAAGTGGGCGCGGATGCGTCAGGTACGGCTTCAGCAGCCGTATCCGCGCACGCGGGGGGTAGCAGTGTACATGCGATTGCCTCTGTAACCGGGCTGCAGACAGCACTTGACGGAAAATCGCCCACGTCACACAACCATGATGTCACCTACGCACCGATTGTCAAAGGCGTTACCAACGGCGATACCCATGACCACAATGGGGGAGATGGCGCGCAGATTGCGTATAGCACTCTCTCCGGGTTGCCTACCCTCGGATCAGCGGCTGCGACCAATACCACAGCGTATGAGGCTGCGGGGGGAATTGCTACACACGCTGCGCTTACTACGACCCACGGCATATCCGCCTATGGAGCAACGCTGGTCGATGACACGAGTGCATCCGTTGCGCGGACTACGCTAGGACTTGGGAATGTCGACAATACCTCCGATGCCAATAAGCCCGTTAGTACTGCTCAAGCGTCCGCAGATACAGCCATATACTCATTGTCTAAGGGTTATGCTTTATCTCGGTCCGAGGGGATTTTAACTAATGGATTTGGGAATTTAGCGGACAACACAAATTTTTCGGCTTACACGTTTGACCCTGTAGACACCTATTCCGGAAAAGGTTCTTTTAGGGTCAACACAACCTTACAGCTTAAGACATCAGATGAGTTTGTGCCAGTAAACATTAATACTAGGTATAGTATATCACTATATGCAAAATCAGGAGACATTGGAGGGGGGACATACAACGCTTCTAATGTTCAGTCTCTTGGTATTGTTCTTTATGATATAGATTTACTACCTATTGACCCCTACTACGCTAATAAACATATAGGATCAACAGACACTACGTTAGCCGTAGCCCTTAATCCTGGTGATACCACAGTAACTCTAACAAACGCAACCGGATGGTATAACGGATCAAATATTTTGTATCAGTTTTTCTCGTGGTATGGGTGGACAAATTCTTACGGATACGTCTATCCAGACTATACCTATAGCCGATACAACTCCATTAACTATAGCTCCAACAGCACGCTTGGTACGTGGGGGGCGGGAGCAATCTCCGGGAACGTCATTACTTTGCGTGTGCCTTGGGCTGGACCATCTATTGCGTCCGGAGCAGCCATTCGCAACTGTTATGCTACTGGAACCTACAAATACGTGTTGCTTTCAGCCGCGGCTATTCCGAACACGTGGACTCGGTATGAAGGATATATCGGTCCAGGAACTCCATCCGATAGTTCCGAAAATATTAATTTATTCAGAGCAGGGACGGCATTTATAAAACTGTTGCATCTAGCTAACTGGCATGGTGCGGCAGATAACAATGTACGTCTTTCGGGTTTGTCTATTAATCAGATAAGCTGTGCTAATTTGGAAAGTAGAGTTGGCATAGGGGCGACGTACAAGAAGGCAGCACTCACTGCTCTTCCAACGAACGGGATTGCAGTAGAGGGTAAGATAGGCGCAGGAACCCTTGCTCCAGCCGCCATTGTTAGCGGGTATGGGACGACGGAGCAGGCTCGCTGGTCATATGATTCCACTACGTACGTAGGGACGCTGGTATCAAGCACAGGGCGGGTCACAAAAACTCTTGCTGGTACTGCTGCGGAGATCAAGTGGATTTACAGCGATGCCACGACCAATGACATTTACGCCTTGGCGACGTTCTCAAAGAATACTTCTGGAACAGGTGCTGCCGGACTTGGCTTGAGCATTACGTTGGCCGCGAAATCCAGCACCACGGTAGATTCTCCGCAGGTGACGCTAACCTCGTCATGGGTCGTTGCCACACATGCCACAAGGACAGCACGCGGAACGCTCAACGCGATTGACTACAACGCGACCAGGGAAGCTATTCGGTGGGAGGCCGATGGGGCAGCAGTGCGCCTTGGCTTCTTCGGGGCTACTTCCGTCGTCAAACCGACATCCTTGACTGCTACGGTTGCTGCTGCTCCAGCAGGCGGAACTGGAACAGCCGCAGGCGCTTGGGATACCTCGGGGAACAGAGACCTGGCCATAGCCACCATCAACAACCTCAAGACCCGCGTCGACCAGCTCGAATCTAAGCTACAGGCATTGGGCTTGCTTACTTAACCGAAGCATCAGGAGAAGTTACCATGAGTACTCGTTCGCAGGACTACATCAGCCTAATTCGCACCGCCAACCGTCAACTTTGGGACGCGGTGAATACCCTTGTCTCCGCGCAGCGCGAATGGAACGCGCTGGATTACGGCAACACGTTAGCAGTAGGAGAGGGGGCCAATGATGGCATCACACAAACCATGGTTGGTGCTGTAGCATTCGACACCGCCAATGCCCTTGTTGCAACGCTCAATTCAGGCCACGCCACCAATATGGCCAAGTTGCTCTAAGCTGCCATGAGCGTCTTCCGCAAAGGCTCGGCGATCCGCAGCGCAGCGCTGGTCAAGAACCTATCGGCCATCGCCTGCGCTGTCCTACCGCTGTTTCTGACCGCTTATTCAGGCTTGGCCGCGAATCACGAGATGCTCATCAGCGCCGAGGACATGGGCCTGCTGGTGGCCTTTCTCATCGGGGCTATCGGGGCCGTCTCGACGGTGATCACTTCGCCGCTGGTTGGCCTCGCGCCAACAGGAAAGCGGTTCTACGAAAGGGGTGAATGATGGACCCGAAAGAATTCATTGCCTTGATCGGCCCGGCAGCCCAAGCATCCGAGGCACAGACCGGCATTCCCGCGAGCTTCACAGTCGCACAGGCGGCGCTGGAATCTTCCTGGGGGAAGTCGCGCCTGGCCAACGAAGGGAAGAACCTTTTCGGCGTCAAGGCGGACGCGGCATGGACCGGAGATGTGATCGAGCTACCGACGCGCGAGTTTCTGCGTGGCCGGTGGGTTAGCGTGGGGGCCAGATGGCGCAAGTATGCCGACTGGCAGGACTGCCTGGACGATCACGCGGAGTTTTTCCGCATCAATCGCCGATATCGCTCCTGCTTTGACCTCCACACAGGAGAAGGTTGGGCGAAAGCCGTGGCGAAAGCCGGATACGCGACGGACCCGGAATACGCCGCAAAGCTGATTTCGGTAATTGCCAAATACCGATTGAAGGATATTGACCGATGCCAGGCCTAGAACCTCTGCTACGACGAGAATGATGCGTGCGCAAAATGTCAAATTGCTGGATCAGCGCCATGTGGTTCTGGTGGTACTTCCGGAAAGCGTATCCAGTGGGTGTCAGGCGATCACACGCCTTCCCGTGGGTGCCTCACTTCGTCGCCGCGATTCCAGGCCGCTGGAGACGATTCCTGGCCGTCGAGTACATCCCGCCGAGGCGTAGGAGATGGACGCAAGAAGACTTCGTAGTACTGTTTCGAGGTCGATACCGCGTGACAGAGTATCGGGCTATTCGAGTGATGTGGTTCGACACGCGAGAGCAAGTGATCGAATGGCAGGAGAATTCGGACCAAAACGCGGTTCATAAATAGAGGGTGATATGGCAAATGGCATATATGATTCGGGAAGCACGTTGTTTTTGTCCAGTTTCGATTGGTTGGGCCAAGCTTGTGATGCCTATTTGGTCGACACTGCGGTTTACACGGTGAGCCTTACTGGGCACTCGAACCTGTCCAGCATACCTGTAGGGGCGCGCGTCGCCGGCCCTGTTGCGCTTTCTGGAAAAGCGATTGTAGCCGGGGCTGCGGACTGCAACGACTTTGTGTTCTCGACAGTGGTAGGGGCGACTGCCGAGGCAGTCGTTGTGGTCAAACATACAGGGTCAGATGCCACGGATACGTTGATCGTGTACATTGACACTGCAACTGGGCTCCCGATTACGCCAAACGGCGGGGACTTGCGCATTGTGATCGACAACGGCACATTCAGGTTGTTCAAGCCGTAATGGGTGATTGGTCTGGAACAGTCTCTGAGAGTTACTCCTCAAATTCGTACTTCTCTTGTACTCCCAATTCTGCTGCACATACCAAAGGTGCGTGGGCTGGGTTTCTCGGCCCGGTTAGTGGGGTAGGGATAATTTTACGAATAACTTACTGGCCATATTACAGCACACCGAGAACGATTCTATTTGACGTTGGGATAGGGGAAAGCGGGAGCCAGCAGGTACTTATTCCTAATGTCATATTCTCCCCGTCGCATTTTGGGAGCGGAGAATATCTTACTAGAATCCAAACCGAAGACATACGCATTCCAATTTGTATTCCGTATGCTAAGATATGGGTGCGAGCGCAATCGAGCATGGCGGGGCATACCCTACAAGGATGGGTAGAGCCAAGCGTAATTACGTACGGACAGGACCCTGTTGGTTCTGTATGTGATTCTTATGGGGTTTCTTCAGCTACCTCTCTCGGAACGGCAGTTACTGCAGATAACGAAGATAGCGTTTTTGGAGCTTGGGTACAAATTACCAATAGTTGTGAACAAATACGTTCGTTTTTTGTTGCCTCTAACGCCGGAACGCTTTCGCTAAGTACATATACCAATCAATGGGCAGCGTTTCAAGTCGCTGTTGGCCCGCCGGGAGGAGAAGTGATAGTACTATTTCCCCCCGAAGGGGGGGCGTCTAGTTCTTATACAGGTGTATCGTCCCCTCACTTTATGGGGCCATACTCAATAAATATACCTGCCGGGAGTCGGATCAGTATTCGACATCGAGTGCAGTATACTGGATCATCTCAGAGAGTCCGGTATTATTCTATTTATGGGATACGCTAAATGCCAACAGTCGCAGCATCGGGGTCGCAGGCAGCGACTATTTCAACGAAGCATTCCTTGTACTCCAGTGCAACATCGGCTGTTTTCGTCTTCATGGTGGATACCTCGAATATGGTCAACGGAGATATCCTAGAATTGTATATAGACCAAGCCTATGCGTCCGGCGGGGCAAGAATGCAAACCTACTCTGTAACTTACGCACATGCGCAAAGTGACCCCGGAAAAGTATCAGTGCCTGTTGTTTCGCCCTACAGCATTGAGTTCTTTCTGAAGCAAACCGCTGGAACCGGGAGGGCCTTTCCGTGGGTCATCGTGGGCATGTAGCCAACCAGGCGATACGCTACACGGCGCTGCTTGTTGATGGGAGCAGTGCTCCGGTATTCAACAGCGTCGAGTTGGTGGGGGTCAGCTCTGCCAGGTTCGGTGTTCCAAACGTATTCAACCTGCGGCAGGATGTAACGCTTTCTGGTGTCAGCAGCCCACAGTTCGGCGTCCCCGGCATCTCAAGCAACTACATCGACATCCCCGGCATCAGTTCGGCCAGATTCGGCGTTCCAACAGCCTACAACGTCATCCAGGAAGTTCAGCTTTCCGGCATCAGCTCTGCCAGGTTCGGCGTTCCAAGCATCTCCAGCAGCTACATCAACATCCCCGGCATCAGTTCTGCTCGTTTTGGTGTCCTCAACGTTTCGAGCAGCTACGTCAACATCCCCGGCATCAGCTCTGCAAGGCTTGGTAATCTTTGGGTATCGCATGGCAACCGTGACATCTACCAATATCACGACCTTGAATATGACGGGCAGCACTGGGCTATCCCGCCAATGGGGAAGGTCGGCACCCCGACGGTGCTCCATACAAGGGTCGCACTTCAGGGGGTTTCGTCTGCACGCTTTGGCAATCTTCGCGTCTCTCCGGGAGAGCAAGTTGTTTATCTGATGGGTACGTACAACCGATTGATCGGACCAAGCACTACGGTTATTGCGCAGCACAGAAATGTGCTGCTGGAAGGTTTTTCTAGCGCCCGGTTTGGAAATCTCTCTACAGACCCCGGATACGTGTTCCTGCAGGGGATTCCACCGAGGGAATGGCCCGCACCGGGCGTAAGAGCGGAAGACTGGAAAACGACAGCGACGCACAGTGAAGCGCACGGAGTATCTGCCGGAAGTTCGGCGCGGGTTGGTACGCCTTGGATTTCGTATTCTCCGATTGTGGTGTCTTTGTCTGGCCTTGACGGTGCACGGATGGGTAGCCCTGCCGCAATGCACCAATTCGACCAGGACGTTACACTGCAAGGGTTTTCAAGCGCGCGATTTGGGATGGAGGATTGGGACTGGGAGGTTGGTTCCGGGAAGGTCGAGATAACCGATTACGCTTATTTTGCTGGAACTTCGTTTGGCAGGGTGGGCCAGTGCTCTGTGGAGCACGTTCAGTGAAAATCAGTTACGACGGCGACATGGCGACGGCGATACGATTCATGCAAATGGCTCAGCAAGAGTGGTGGGTTCTTCGTCCGGTCAGTGGGCGTGGCCGGAATGCTCACTCTTTTCGGATGCTATGGGGGGAAGCGACGGCGTATTTCACCTACGGTGATGGGATGGACGGCATTCACATCAGCGCGCGTACCATAGAAGGAGCAGGGCAGATGTTTAGTTTTCTGTCTGGCGCCGTAATTGGACAAGGGCAGATCGCCGGTACCGGTCTGTTTGCCTACGCGCCTACAACCAACAGTATTGAGAAGTTTTCTTATCAGTCACACCCATTGATTACCACACGGCTGAAAATACCAGCACATGCGACCATGCCGTCCAGGATCGAAGGCGGTGAGGCAGATAGCCAGTACACATTGCAAGTGGCGTCAAAATACACTGGGCGTATGGCTCAGGTTGTGCAGCTTATCTTGGGGTATGGCAAACTACGTAAAGACGCGGTGATTTCGCTGGCGATCAAGAAGTTTAGGGATTCTCTCGGTCATCCGATTGTTACTCCGCCTTCGGTGATCTGGGTTCCTGAAAACATCAAAAAGGGGGTGGAAAACACGTTCGATTGGCGGTGGGCGAGAACACACGGCATCTTTACCAGAACGTATGTTGAGGAGGGAGTTACCAAACGCGCGCATTGGATCATCGAAGTTTCCACTGCGAGCGGTGTTCGCGCGATGCCGCTGCAAATTGAGCCTGTTACCGCGCTGCCGGAATTTCGGGCGTACGTGATCGCCGAGATTGCCAAGTCGGAACACAAGAAGTACTTCGATGATGTAAAGCTGGTACTAGACACCTTTGGCGGGTTTCCATCAAATCAGGCGTTTGTGAGCACCGTGCCTGCAATTGCTGCGCAACGTGTGACGCTTCTTTCAGTAGAGGCAATGTCTAAGTATGTAAATGGAACTGCCGTGTCTTCGGATCACGGTTGGGCATTCAATAACGATGGTAGTCGGTGCAACACCGTGTGTTTGGAAACCTTTGCGGATAACTCCTGGCAAATGGCGCATCACTGCCAAATTACAATTTCCTGGAACGCTATTACTTCACTCCCACAGGCGACGTTCACGGTTATTGAATCTGGCGCAGCTCCGACAGCCAAGCACGTGTTGAAGGTCGGGGACACAGCGCTCGACGGATGTGTGTCATACAACCTAGGGCTGAAAGTTACCGGGGCCGATTACTCCGGCCGCCCAAAGGCCACTCGAACCGCGATGTTTGTGTTTTGGAGGAACGACCGGCTTGAGGCGCTACGATGGGCAGATTCACGGATTGATTCAGATACTCCTAGAACTAGCGAGTCATCTGATGAATATCATTCCTTGACGGAGACTTGGACTGGGGTAGTTGGGAAGGCGCAAGGATTTTTCTGTGTGATGTATGACGGGCGAATAAATACTGAGGATAATCACACTAAGCGAGAGTGGACGAAGCATATTGAAGGTGAGGCGTATCGTTTTATTGCAACTAACCCTGCGTCAGATACTCCAGAATGGTTTGCGCGGCAGTTCTGGGCATGGAATGAGACGCGAGAACAGGAATGGATAGGCGGGCATACCATAGATTGTTGTGCTTTTGTGCCACTCGGGGACCGCAGCGCGTTTTACCTCGCGACCATGAATCGGCGTCCCGATTATCACGACAAACGGAATACTAGTATTTATCGAGTTGGTGATCCGTACTATTATGCGCTACATGACACGTATGTCTGGAACTGGGACTTTGGTCGCCAATATGGAAAACCTTACCCTGTAACGGATCATGGAGCAACTCAGGATGGAGTTTTCGATGTGGTGTGGGATCGCAATGGTTCGCGAGGGAAAGTGCAAGCCGAAATATACGGACATCCGTTTCTTTGGGGTCCGCATGTCTACAAAGGGGGAAGTTCTTATTTCGCTCTAACCCCGGCGGAACAGGCTACGTTAGATGCTTGGACAGAACACACTGGTCATGCCGAATGGGCGGACATTGGGTCTCAACCGAGTTATGCGCAACCATCTTATCCGTTCTCAGGGAATGTCGGAGAAACTTACGATAGGTATACCAACGGGCAGACCACACTTAATGTAACCCTAGTGTCAATGCAGCGTGTAGGGACCGTGTTTCTGCGTGCAGGGAGTTACACAGATATCTATAGGGACTACAACTACTGGTTTGACGTGTCCCCTAATGAGAACGGGGATTATCAGACGATGTGGGCTTTCAAGAACTATTTTGGTGGGAAGTTTTATCAGCTGTATTCGACGGATGTCAACGATCGGAATCTTGAAACAATGGGCGGGTACGAACTGGACCCAAGCGATTTCCCAACCTTCATCGGCGTTGTTGGAGATATACCTGCATGAAGTCTTTCCCTCTCGGACCTTTTCTCGGTATCAACAACCGCCTCCCTCCGTTCGCTATGCACGCAGATAACAAGGGATACTACCTACCTGCGGCAGATAATGTTGATATCGACAACTCTGGCAGGGTGCGCAGTCGTCTAGGCACACTAAAATTGCAGGCGCTTACCTCTCCGCATAGCCTGCGTATGATCAGCGCGACAACAGGCGTACTTGTCAAGGGCGGGTCATTGTATGCCATTACGCTGCCCACCTACACAGAATCTTTGGTGAAAGTACTGACTACAAACGCGCCACTAAGTTATGCGGAGTTGGCTGGGTCACTGTACTACTCAAACGGCACTGATAGCGGTCGCATTAGCGCGGGAGTGTGGTACCCACTCGGGCTGCCCACACCCGGAGCACCTGCTGTAGCAAATACCACAGGCGGCAGTTTGGACCCTGCGTGGTACCAGATTTCTGTGAGCTATGTGAACAACACAACCGGGGAAGAGGGGGGCGTTAGCGCGTCTTCGAACATACAACTCACTGCAGTCGGGTCTATCGTGGTTACACTGCCTGCGTCGGTGTCCGGGGCAACGCACGTGAACGTTTACCTATCTGGTCCGAATGGCGAAGTCCCGTTTCTCCTGGCGAGCGTCGCCGCTGGCACGAGCACGTACACCGCTACTGCGGCAGCACAGGGGCGGGAGACTCCGGGCCGGTTCGAGGTACCGTTACCTCCAGGCGCGCTGTTCGTACACAACGCAGCCTTGTGCAGCTACAGCGGAAATTACGTATATGTTGGCTTGCCGTACCGCCCTGGTTATTGCCTCACGGTAAACGCAATCATACCGTTCCCTGCGAATGTCAGTGTGGCAGTGTCCGGGCAGACAGGGGTGTATGTCGCGGCGGACAAAACGTACTGGATACCTGGCAGCCTGGACGCTGTCGAAGGGGCGCAGGTAGTGGATGTGCTGCCCTTTGGCGCTGTCCCTGGAACGTCCTTTATGGTGCCGGACAAGCCAATGGTCGGCTGGTTCAGCTCCGCGGGTGTGGTGCTCGGGGATACGCAGGGGCAGGTCACCCTGCCAATGAAGGAACAAGTTGCCTTGACTGCGCCGGCCAGCGGCGTGGCAGAGGTATTCGTGTCCAACGGGTATCGGCGGGTGGTCACCTGCGGATGGTGCATGAATCTTGAGAGCGGCGCAGCGACGACGTACAGCGGGTGGGAGTTCACCTCCTTGTCCGGAGAGTACGGCACGCAGGCTGACGGGGTGTATTCAACTGCGGAGGTCGCTGATGATACCCGCACGACTGTCAGCCTTGGCCGGCTGGACTTCGGTACGGACACACTGAAGCAGGTTCCCTACGCTTATCTTGGAGCGGAGGCAGAATCACCGATGGAACTAACGGCCAGCGTTCCGGGGGGCGACGAGTACGTGTACCTCGCCAGCCAGCGCTTCACCCCCATGGCAGTTCAGCGCGTAAAGCTAGGAAAAGGGCTGCGTGCTGCCTGGTTTGATATTCAGATTTCTGGTACGCCCAGTGAAGCATTCATTTTGGCGGGCGTATCATTCGCTGTTGTAGACACTGGAAGAAGGATTTAACAATGACTGCACTTGTCCCTGACCCGCCCGGAGGCGTAGCCTACGTTTATACTGCACTGGCAGATGCGCTTAATGCTTCGTGGACTAATGCTACAGGAATGCAGGATGCGTATACTACGAAGATCGGTACTGCATCAGGCACCTGGCTGGACCCTACGGTAAATCCACAGCACGTGTCTGCGACTACGGTTACCCCCGCTACTAGCACGCCGCCGGCGGCAACGGATACTGTTACTGCGGTTCTTGCACAATATGAGACGATTTACTCTGAGTTGTTGGCACTGTTCGACTCTAAGCTACCGTCGTTCATAAGCACGTATTTTCCAGATGACGCAGCGGTGTATGGCGCGGCAGAAGACTGGCTGTTGGCAGAGATTGCCAATCCGGATAGGGTATTGCCTGCAGCCCTGGCGGCAGTGATTTGGGAGGAAGACCGAAGTCGCATCACCCAGGATTCCCAGCGCGCTGTGGATGCTGTGTCTGCCTCTCTGGCGGCACGGCGGTTTCCGATGTTCACAGGTGCCGCTGCGAATGCCGTACTCCAGATACAACAAAAGTCGCAGGATCAATTGGCGGCATCTTCTCGGGCCGTAGCCACCAAGACGTTCGAGATGGCTTACGACAAGGTGAAGTTCTGCATCGACAAAGCTGTGTCTACCCGGCAGGTTGCCATGTCTGCCACACTCGATTACATGAAAACTCTTGTGGCTGCACCGGCAACCAGCAGCCAGGTTGTGGGTATGGGGTACAACGCAGAGGGCGCGCTGCGAGGAGCGGCGGCGCAGTATTTTGGTGCGCAGACGGATGCGCTAAAGCTGGCCTATGCAGGCGCAGAATATAATGCGCGGGCTACTCAGGGGGCGGCAGAGAAAAACCAGGCAGCCGACCTGACTATGATCGGTGAGCGGAAGGGAGCCTTGGTGGCAGAGGCGCAGGGAATTGCTCAACTGGCTACGGCCTGGGCCAACAACCTGCATGCTGCGCTTGGGGCTCAGGGTAGCGACTCTGTCTCCACAAGCTACTAACCATGTGGTATAACGTGCTGACAAATAAGCGAGTTTGCTATGACACTTGATGACCTCCTTCGGGTAACTCGAAACCTTCTTCGCGACGGCGTGCAAGGGCGCATCCACGAGGACGAAGACATTGTTCTGTACCTCAATGACGCGCAGAACAAGCTCGCGAGCCGAACGCACTCCTTCGTCAGCGCGGACAACCCCCTTGGGCTGACGGACGGGATAGACCTGTATCCGCTGGACACGGAAGTGCTCTCGGTCTACTCCTGCACCATCGAAGGGTTTTATGGCCGGCTACGGCGTAGGACAGAGGCGTGGATACCGGATGGGCTGATGAAGTCCCGACCTGTCGAGTTCGACACGGACAAGGAAACGCAGTCGATCCGGTTCAACCCTACGCCCGATCAGGACTACACAGCCCTTCTGCGCATAGCCCGGCTACCGGCAGCCCTGACCCTGGACGACAACAATGCGGAGTGCGAGGTACGCCCACACTGGCAACTGGCGCTGTGTGACTGGGCTGCCTACCGATGCTTTTCCACGGATGACGCAGACGGTAGGAACGACAATGCGGCGAATATGGCGAAAACGCGGTTTGATACAGCAATCAACGAAATCAAACGCGAGAACTACCAGGCAAAGACAGGCCCGTCATCGCGGGCGCGCGGAAACCGGATCAAGTGAGGAGCACCAACATGACGCAGAAGAAGCAGGGGTTGACCAGCCGCGGGGCGAAGAAGCGTACCGCACCGGTGAAACGGTATGCCGACGGCGGCCCGGTGGGCGGGTGGATGCATCGCATGACGCACAACCCGAACGACCTTACTCCAGAGCAGACGCGGGAGGCGGCAGATGCATCGGTCGCGGACTACCAGACGAACAAGGCGGCTGGGGAGGGGAAAGGCTTCTGGTACAACGCCACGCACAACCCGCATGACAAGACTCCACAGCAAGCACAGGATGCTCGGGACCAGCGGCAGGCTGCGTATCAGATCAACTCTGCTGCGCCGGACTACGACAACAACTACGACAATGAGGGGCGGACACGCGGCCTTTCCGTGGTCAATAGAAAGCCAGACTACACTGGCAACTACAGCAATGAGGGCCGGAACTCGACCAGTTACACAGGTGTGGGGAACGCCGGCGATGCCAAGTTCGATGCTGACCGCGGGCAACTGTCGTTTACGGACAAGAGTTTCGACCCTACGAAGCATCAGTTCGCAGATGGTACCGGGGCGATCACGGGGCGCGGAGGGCGCACGGTGGTGTATTCGGGTATGGGTCCGGGCCAACAACCTGGGCAGCAAGGGCTCAGCAGCTCCGGCCCACAGGCTGCTGGTGGATGGAGCAACCCATACGCGGCGGGAACGTCGGAGCACAACCTATTCAACTACGGTGGGAAGAACGCCGTGACAGCTTTGAATACGACACGCCAGGGGGACACTGGCGGAGGAACCAGCGACATGGCGCGGCAGCTTGCAGACCTCTCTGTACAACGCATGGGCAGTGGCCAGGGTGGCGGCCCGAATGTTACGATGCTGCATAGCAACACGCCACCGATGGCGCTTACCCCCTACCGCCCGATTGGCGGGGGTATAACTCATGGGCTTGTTCCCGCAGCGCAGCGGCACGCAGAAGCTTTGATGTACGCCGCGGACGTGAACGCACAAACAGCCGCGGCAGCTAACCAGACTGCTCTACGTGGGCAAGACATGGGGATGCAGTCGCACCTGCAGGGGCTCGACCTCTCCGGCCAGTACAACCTGCAGAACACCGGGTTGCAGGGGCGGAACCAGCTGCAGAACACGATGCTGCAAGGGCGGAGCCAACTACAGAACACGGGGTTGATGGGGCAGAACCAGCTACAGAACACGATGATGCACAACTCGGGGCAATTGGGCTTGGAGGCGTTCAAAGCGGGCACTCCGCAGGCCATGGCCAACGCAGAGTATTCGAAGGCACATGCGGGGCTCGCCGGGGCGCAGCAACGGGCGGTTAACGTGGGGCTGCAGAACGAGAACATTGCGCAGAAGCAGATTTCGGACATCGCGAATGTCATACGCCAAACACCAGAAGGGATGAATTTGAGTCCCGAGGCGTTGTGGGAATTAGCTAGGGCGCAACACGAGCAGAACAAACCCCGAGGCGGACAGCCGGACACGGCGCACGCGTTCAATTCCCTGCAGCCTACACCGGAAGAACGGCAGGAGTTTCAGCGCACGGGCAAGCTGCCCGCGCGGCTCCTACAGGCGGCCGTGGAGCATCACGCAAGTGGGGATGTCGTCGGGCAGAACGCCCCTGGCCAGGGAGGATCGTCGATGTACCCGCAGGACCGGAAGAGGCAGCCGGAGTCAGTCCCTGAATGGAAGAAATCTGCCCAGGCGGCATGGGACGCTATTCGCGGAGTCCGTACGCCGAACCCGGCGCCGCCGCCCACTGCGGACGGACTGCCGGATACAGTGAACCGCATCAAGACGCGTGGGCAGCAGTTGCAGGACGTTGCCAACTACGCGGGCGGCGGGCCGATAGCCGTTGGCGGGCGTCAGGTTACAGACCTCAGCGGGCACATGGACCATACGGGCTCAGACTCCCTTCCGGCGGTGATCGACGGCGACCCTGCGCACCCCGCGGCCCTGACCAGTGGGGAGTTCGTATTCCCTGTCGAAGCCGTGCAGCACTACGGCACAGACCGGCTGCGCAAGATGGTGGCCGCCGCGCGCAAGGGAGGGCCACTGGCCACCGGGCGCCAAGCAGCGTAAGCTACACAACCTGTTAACACGTAAGCGAGTACGATATGGATGCACTGCAGTCTCTCCAAGACGACCCGTTGTATCAGGCGTTCCATGCAGCGGCCACCGGCGCACCCACGAGCAGCCCTTCACCGCCGCCACCTGTCACGAATACGGGGGTCGAAGACCCGATGTACCAGGCGTTCCATGCAGCGGCAACGCGTGGGCGCCCCGGCAGCGCAGGGGGGAAACCCAACGCGCCAGGGGAGACCGGGGGCTTCTGGGCAGGGGCCAAGAGCACCATGGGGGAAACGGCCAAGGGGGTAGGGCAGTTCGGTGCGGACTACGTGCCTGGAGTGTCGCAGGACAACGCGCTCAAGAAGTGGGGGCAGGAGGTTGTCGACGCCAACCCCACACCGCAGGGGCTGCAGGGATGGATGGATCACCCGCTGGACTCTGCGCTGTCATTCGGTGGGAGCATGGCGGCCGGCGTGGGCACTGCTGGGGGCATCGCTGCCTTGGGCACTGGCCTTGCGGCGCTCCCAATCCCTCACCCCCTGGCAAAGGGCGCTGCTGTGGTGTTGGGCCGCGGCCTACAAGTGGCGGCGCCATACCTCGCGTTCGGTGCCCCTGCGCAATCATCCATTCGTGAGCAACAGATTCACGACGACCCAAGTGCAGAAACGGACCTGGGCAAGAAGCTCCTGGCCACCGCGGGCGCGGG